TACTCCGTATAAGTCCAAGCATTTCTGAAACTCCTGTCTGTAGGAATAGCAGACTTATCAACAGTATAAACTGTCTTACCACTGGGGCAATCTTTAGATTTAATTTGATCTAATGTTAAATCACAATTATCAGCTGGAACGACAATAGAAATACCACCTTCGTCATTCTCATAGATAAATCTTTTGTCTGAATTAGCCATAAGTTTTTTCTTTTAGTATATCTCAAGTGTTATTAATCGCCAAAAATAGCGATGCAAACGTGTTCAGAATCTCTTTCATGTGCATTGTCAATACTTGAATATCTACAAGTAATCATTATTGAACCTGTTAATACATGAGGTACTCCAGTGTGTTCAACATAAGCATCTAAATTAAAAGTTTCTCCAGCAGTAGCTTGAAACGAGTAATTTGCATTAGGCATTGCGGTAGCAAAGTTAAAAGTATATTTACCTGTTGCTGTATCTGTCACTGAACTAATATTAAAACTATCTCTTAAAGCAATAGTCCCAATACCATCTAAATTTGCCCACACTTTTGCTCGGCCCTGTGCAATCTGTTCTGCGGTTGAAGAATTACCACCGCTTGCATCTTGTAGTGTGTTGACTTTAAGTGTTGACATAATTAATTAATCTCCATGTATAGCTATAAAACAATGCTCTGGGTCTGTAGACAATATGTAAGTATTACTTCCTAATGTATTTATTCTAAAAACCGTAGTAGATTTAGCTGTATTTTGTTCAGTTAAAACAAATAGAAAACAATTATTACCTGTAGTTGTTCCAATTCCACCCGTAACAGAATAATTTACGTTCGCCATAGCTGTTGTAATGTTTATAGTAAAGTCACCAGTAGAATTATCTGTGATTGATGAAATATTAAAAGAGTCTCTTATCGCAGCAGTACCTGTTCCATTAAAATTCAACCAAGCTTTTGCAAGCTGTCCTTTTTCCGTTCCACTCGTATTTTGAAATACTGGTGCAGCAGATGAAATGCTTTTAATTGTGCCTACGGCAAGTGTACTCATAATTAACTAGGTTTTGGATTGTCTGATTTTACTTTAGCAATATGATCTTTCCATGTAGTCGTTCCATTAACATTATCCCAATACTGCATATCTAACTGATCTTGTATGCTTGCATACTGCTCAACTCTTTTTCTTGAATATTCTAAAGCTGCATATTCAGCATCTAAAGTTGCTCTAGCAGCATCTATTTTGCTTTGATCTAAAGATACAGAATTACCGCTTGCATCAAACGCTCCAATTGAATCATTAATAGTAACTACTTCCCCAGCGTATGCCTTGTAAATTGCTTCGTGATCTAAACTCATGCTGAGACCTCTTGTAAGGTTAAATATGAAGTAGCACATCGGTTAGTGCCGTTACTATCGTTATTTCTATTAAGAAAAAATGTAGCATCAAAATTTATCAGCCTAATATCATAAGTTAGGGCACTTGTTGATGAAGGTGAGTCTAAATATTCAAGATTAATACTATAAAGTTCAAACTGACCTGTACTTGAAGATTGGTGTTGTATAGAATGATGACCCCACATATCAAAAGCAGAAGTACCAGCACTTGTACCATGAGCAGCAGTAACTTCGCTATCGTTTCTAAACAAATAAAAAAACAGATAATTAGCTTTACTTAGACCAAACATAAGATTAGCTCTAACAAGCACTTTGCTAGATGTAGAGGTAGGTGTAATTGTTGCTTGAGGTGCAGATAATTCAGTAGGAGTTGTTTGACTAGTGCCAGAACTATTCGCAGCTATAGAAACGTGAGTATTTGATTGTGTTTGAATTGTCTGAACTATTCCACCACCGCCACCAGTTGGGACGCCTGCTATTGGAACTATGCTATTGACTTTAATTTGGCTCATAAATTTATTATATACACTTTTATACTACAGTCCATGTCTCACCTGCACCAACTGTAACGGTTACTCCACTTTGAATAGCTATGGGGCCAAAACTTCCAGCATTTTTACCGTTTGTGATTGTATAGTTTTGTGTAATTGTTTGGTCATTTTCCCAAAAAATATTATCACTTCCACCTCCAACTGCTCCACCCCCAGCAGCAGCCCAACTTAAAACACCACTTGCATTAGAAACAAGGGCATAACCAGAGACAGCAGCGTCTTCAGCAGGTAATGTCCAAGTCAAACTTGATGAAATAGTAGCTGGTGCTTGAAATCCTACATAATGACTACTATCAGAGTCAGCAAAACGTAAATCATTCTGCGATTGAAGTGTTAATCCATTTGCATCAAATATCATTTGTTCTGTACCACTTGAAGAAAATCCCATAACGTTGGCAGATTTTCTAAATAAACCTAAATCTGTATCTGTATCAAAACTTAAGGCAGGAGTTGCTGCACTACTAGAATCATCTATAAGCAAAGCACCTGTCATTGTACCACCAGCCTTAGATAGTAAACCTAAATTATCTTGATCTATATTTCCTATCTCTGTAAAAGCACCATTGCTTGAATTTCTTATCTTTAAAATATTTGTAGTGGTATTTAAAAACGGCATACCAGCCACACATTGACTTGAAGCCAAATCACTGGACTTAGAATTACTTGATTGGATTGCAGCAAAGACAGCGTTTAAATCAATACGGACGTTAGCTCCAGAAGCGTTTTCTATTGTATAATTTGTTACGTCAGCCATAGTTAATAACTATTTTCCTCCATGTTACCCTCCTTTGCCGAAACCAACAGCACTGTAGGTAAAGTTCCTATCAATACTAGCATTACTTGAGTTCTTGAAATGAACTGTAAAGCCAGTACCAGATATACTTGAAAGCTCAAAGAAATCACCTGTGGCCATATTCTGAGGAGAAATATTAACAGAAGGTAAGAAACTATTCAGATTACCAAGTGCAGACGTTCCAACAAAGAATGGTGCTGTAAATGTAACTGCTTTTGCTCCTGCTCCTGATGCAATAACAGATGACTGTTCTGTTCTTGATGGCATTGTCGCTGTATATCCTGCTTGTTGTAAATTCATATTCTGAGCAACATCAGCAGTTTCTAAAGTAATTCTGAATTGAAAACCTCTGCCCTTAAATGTTCCATTTGCAAAATCATTAAATGATGTATATGTAGGTGAACTACTGGGGTTATCGGTTGTAGTTCTTACTGCTATTTTTGCATTTGCATCATTGGCAACCGTTCCATCAAAATCTGTCCAAGTATCTATATTATCTGTTCTGTTATCAAACTCATCTCCAACATAAAAACCTTCTCCTTGAAAATGTCTTTTTAAAGTAAGAGAAAATGTACCACCAAGATCAAGAGTATCTACAAAATCATAAGTACCACTAGCATTTGAAGATGGATCTGTAAGTTTTAATCCACCAAGAGTTGAATCAAAAGTAACATTAGATTTTGCTCCGTTGTAAGGTGTACCATCAGTATCTTCTCTATCAGTTTTGACAATAATAGAATCAAGTATGTCTACTAAAGATAAGTTTACTTTTGTTTCGTTTTCACTGAATCTACCACCATCATCTTGAAACTTTAATAAATATGTACCTGGCAAAGCAGGACAGATGGCATCTGTTGAGTTTCCAGCCACAGCTTCTATAACATCTTGTGCTGATTGAAAAGTTGCACTACTGCCTGTCTGATTTGTATGTCTTATATAAACTCGACCACCATGCAGAACATCAATAGCAGTTGCTTGTTTAAATTTTAATCTTACGAATTGTTCATTTATTGGCTCAATACTTAAATTAGAAACATCTTCTGGTAACGCAGTCTTTCCAATTGCTGTAAATGTAATTGTAGTGGCATTGGTTGATAACTCAAGAGATAAATTATATGCAAAAACCTCAATAGTATATGTACCTTTCTTTGTATCTAAAAGTTCAAAATCACTACTGAATACTACCTGTGAAACATAATTATTATCTTCAAATTTATA